CACCGCTGTTGAGTAATTGGTCTGAAGTGGCCATATCCTGTCTTTGGTTCAACACCACGTTGGCCTTGTTGTCCTCGATCACCATTTGTTGTATCCTCTGCTTGTCTGGATTGAACCCTGGGTCCTCTGGATCATACATCGGTGGTGGTTTTGGTCGTTCGTTGTTCTCTGGATCTATCACATTCCTCCTGACCCGATCCAGGTATATGGCATCATCTATGATCTCCATTTTAGTTTTTAGATCTGTGACCAGTTCCCTGTATGGAAAGTCTCTTACAGGCAATTCGGGTATTTTGTCGTTGATGTTGTAGGTCTTGTTTTCAAAAGTAAACTGTTGTAGATTTTTGGCCTTGGCCTCTTCCAACCTGGTCTCCCAGTTTTTTAGACGTGCCCTTTTTTCTGCCAGCACGGTGGCCTCTGATTTCTTGGCAGGGTCAAACGGTACCTTTGATATCTTGTAGAATTTTCCTATGTTACGCTCTATGTCTATGCCCAGTTCCGGATCAGGCACAATCTCAAACGTGTTGTTCCTGTCATACAAGGTGTTGTCTAGTGCGTCCAGATCTGCCCTGAATTGACGTTTCTTGTTTATGTATTTCGAAAGATCATACCATGGCTTGTCAGCATTGGTCCTAGCATCCAGTTTCTGCTGTGCGGCTGGTATGTTGGTTTGTATCCATGCCGCGATGCCGTCCTTGTTTAATCGCACCGCTGATGTATCGTTGGGTCTGATGTCATAGATGACTTTGCCGTTGGTCTCATCCGTCTTTTCCACAATCGTGCTTAACACTTTGAGGATGCTGTCGGTCGGCCCAGAGATGATCTTTGAACCATCATCCTGTGAAGTAATTTTAACATCACGCTCTGTTGATTCTGCTTTGATGAATTTCCTACGTCCCGCGGTGTCAACCCAGAAGTCCTCCACGCTGTCCTGTGTGAACGTGTGTTTCCTTATGCTGTCAAAATCCAGTTGGTCTCTTGTCAGCACATCATTTGATATGAGATCACGAGTAGCGTTGTCGTAGTCGTAGTCTGGGTACTGCTCCTTGGTGGTCTCTATGTATCTGCTCAACGGACTTAATTTGTTTAATCTCGCGGCCCTTAACTTGGCCAGTTGATATCCACCACCCCTCATGACAGTGGTCAGTCCACCACCCACGACGAATGCCAAACCCATTTGGTTGACCAGGTCCTCGTATTCGTATTCTCCAAGTCCACGTTGTTTCCATGATTCCTTTACTATGGGATATAATGGTAATTCTAGTGCGGAGTTGAATGCTCCCACTGACAGTGCTTGTTTGGTAAAACTAGTGACCCCCTTCAGGAAAGGCACGGGTATGTATGTGACTGGATCCAGTAGTGCGGCACCAAAAGTGCTGGCTATGAACGCACCCTTGTCTAGCAATCCACCCTGTTCCCATTCGGCCGCGTACTTGGCCGCTTCCATACGTGCCTGTGACATCTCGTAGAGATGTTTGTAACTGACCCCTTGGTCTATGGGTAGATCCTCGATGTAGAAAGGATGTCCTGGTTTGTATGTGTCTGGGTCAACCTGATCAAACGGATTGTTGGCCATCTCCTGGCCTTCCGCTATGCTTGGTAATAGGCTGAACACCACGTTTTCATTGAGGCCACTCTTGAACCCTGCCTTGATGCTTCCCAGGAACGATCCAGTCTTCCTGCTGTAATCATTTTCAATGGTGTCAACCGTGGGTGTCTGTATTGTCTCTAGAGCCATTAACCCCTTCCAGATCTTACCGTGGTAGTGTCAATATCAATTTCTGTGTCGTATTGACTGCTTCCAGGGTTGTCTTTTATGGTTTTGACCAAGGCCTGTAACACGTCCATCCTCACTGGTGTGTCAGTGTTTGTGGTCAGGTTCTTGATCTTGTCAAAATTATCGTTCCATAATTTTACAACTTCTATGCTGGATGACCTTGGATCTCTGCCCGCTGTCAGGTAATCACTTTTGCTCATCAGCCACTGTACCATCCATGGTTGTCCTTTGTTCTGTGCGAATGCCATGCTGATACCGTGTGCTATGGCTTGGTCCGGGACACTGGTTGGAAATAGTTTAGTGGAAAATGGATCCTCGTATATCATTGACACTGTTTGCTCCTCCAGAGCGTAGTCAACCCCATCCTCGATATTCTGTTTCAGTATTCCGTTCTTTTCTAGGAACTTCCAGAATTCAACTGCCTTGTCATCTAACGTGGCATTGACACTGCCCTCCACTTGCGTTAGGTTGGTCTCATCCAACGCGTCAACGTCATACTGTAATCTTTTGACGGTCTTTGGTTCCTTGAATTTTCCTATGTCTACGGTGTGGTCGTATTCCCATGTCGTGCTTTCATCCTCGTAGGCAGTGGCCATTTCGCTCTCTGGTCTCACTGGCACGCTCAAATCAGTGTAGAACATGGTGTTGTAGGCACTGGGCCTCTTGGTCAGTACCGTGAACTTGGTCAAAGATCCACTCTCCTTTGTGACTAATTTTATGGTGTTACCTATCATGACGGCCTTGTATCCGTCCCTGTCTCCACCAACCCAGTCGTCTATGCTCTTACCAAGCACCGTGAGGTTGTGTTCCTCTGGTCTGTTGTAGGTGCTGTTGATCTGGTCAGCCAAGGATTTCTTGGCCATCTGTAGTTGCTGTTCATTGACGCTGGCATCCTGCGATGCTTCAAACTCACCCATGAGTTGGTTGTAACTCACGTACAGGGTGTTGTATTCTGTCTCGATCTCCACCAAGCCGTTCATCACAAAGTCTTTTGATTTCTTTGCGGCTTCACTGGCAGAGTTGCCTTTGGTCCTGTAGTAGTCATACATCATGTCATATTCTGCCTTGACCGCTGTGCCGAAATCGTTGTCAAACTCATACAATCCATCTTGTATGCTCTTAAAGAATGCTTGTTTGTTTTCGGTGTCTGCGGAATCCTTGGTGTAACCGTTTTGGAATGATTCCTCGTAGTTGGCACGCACATTGAACAATAATTTCGTGTTACTGTGTGTTGGATTACGTCTGGCACGTTCCGACAATCTCCTGTCCACGTACTTGAACGTGTCCGCGTTGCCCTTCCTGTGTGCCACTGATATCATGGAACCAACCAACGATCTCTGTCTGTTGATCATGTCATTGTTGAAACGTATGAAACTGTTGTAGTCCTTGTTGTCTATGGCTGAACCTAATTTGTCATATTCTATCACTGATTGTGTCTCGCTGGGACCTATCTGGTACACGCTCTGGTTGGTCAGTGTAGCGGCCTGTGTCATAGCATTCACCTGTCCTTCGTAGGTGTCTAGCCCTGTGGTGGTTATCTTATTCTGTGTGATCATGTAATCAACCGCACCACCGTTTTTCAACACCTCGCTCCTGGTGTCCTGTATGGCCTGTATCATTTCTATGGCCTTGGTACGCTGTTTGATGTAGATGTTCTTGTCGTGGTCTGTGAGTTCTAGGTCGTTGACTACCTGTATCTCTGATCTCAATTTGGTTATCTGCGATTGTATGCTGGTGGTACTGCCACTCTTGGCTATCTCTGATTCTTCCGCGGCAAATATGGCCACGTCATTCTCGTCCTGTAGATCCTGTGCCACGTCTGGATCCCCACCATTTGCCACAAAACTGTCGTAATCAAACAGTGCCCTGGTCTTGTCTATGGAACCGTCTGACCTACGGAAGTTGTCCCAACCAGTTGCCAGCAGTTGCGTGTTGTTAGCCTGTGCCGTGTTCTTTTGCTTGGCAGACAATCTGGCCAGGTTGCTCTTGTCCTGTTTCCTCAAACTCTCCACATAACTTATTATTGACTGCCTCTCTTGCCTGTTTAGTTTAACACCCCCCGGCATGACCTTGCTGAACATGTCCTCGTCACCTAGATCACCAACGTTCCATTCACCCTTGGCTATCTGGTCTATCCATGCGTCGTAGGCACCAGGTGTGTCTTTGATCTGCTCATACACGTGTGCCGCGGCACCCTCTGATATGATACGTTTCTGCTCACTACGTAGTTTGGTCCTGTCCTCCAAAGAGAGACCAAAAATGTCCTTTTGTGCCTTGTTGTTCCTGTTCAATATGGCAAAATCATCGATCAAGGTCTCACTGGTCGATATGCCCTGGTATCTGATGTTCTGTGCTATCCTGTCTGCTATGGTTTTGTTCTGTTCCGTGAGTTGGAAACTGCCATCGATCATTTCCTTTTCACGTTTCTTGATCTCTAATTGCGTGATGTTGAGTGTGTTCTTTTTGTCAAAGTACGTGTTGAAATCACCAAAGAACTGCTCTGGTATCGCACTCATGAATTTATTTTTGTAATTTTCAGCGGCCTTGGTGTATCCAGCGGTGTCAGTGGTCTCCAAGAAATCTGAACGTAGTTTCAACAACTCATTTTCAAGTTCAGTTTCTTTCTGTGACACGAATTTGGCATCCACACCCTGTTTGTATGCTTGTCCCGTTAGGGAGAAATTGAAACGATTACCAACGTATTCCTTGCTGATGCTCTGTGCTTTCTCACCCTTGGTCTTGGCTATGTCGGTTGCTATGGTCCTGTCTATGTCTGTGACGGTGTTGGTCAGTTGTTCGACCATGCCCAGTGCCTGTGTGTTGTAGTTGGGCATCGTGAGGTTTTCCCTCGGTGTCAGTTGACCACCACTGTAAGTGGGCACGTCTACCCTACGTCTGTTGTTTTGTGGTACGACCGGGTTAGATGGTGGTGTTTGTGGTATCCTTGACATTAGGTTTTCGCTCCTGTTACTGTGTCTAATATGTTACGTGAAACTTTACGTGTAGTGGTCAACACGTTTTCTATGTCCTTGGTACCAAGATCTTTGAAACCCCGTGTGCCAAGACTGCTTGCCGCATTGATGTAACCACCAACTTTGGCATACTCCGATTCTTTCTTTGTTATCGCTGACTGTGTCTGTTTACTGTAGATGCTTTGGCTGGTGTTGAAATCGTCGATGTATTGATCTTCCGCGAATGCTGATCTCGTCTGTGCGAGTACATCACCTGGTGATCCCTCCAACGTCACACCGGTCAATCCAAATTTGGCATTCTGTTGACCTATCGCTATGGCCAGTGCCCTATTACGTTTGGCCTCTCTCAAGGCACTAGACTCCCTCTCCATTTCAACTTCAAAATCTAGGAAATTGGCTTGTTGTGCCAAGATGCTTGATTTCATGTATCCTTGATAGATGTTACCTGCGGTGCTGATAACAGGCAGTGCCACACGTGCGGCATTCAATAATCCTGAAAGTGTTGATGTGGTGGTTACACCAGAGTTGGCTATGATGGCCGCTTCCCTGGCAGTGGTTGCCGCTGTGGATCCCAGTGATATACCACCAGTGGCATATGCCGCGGCACCGATTATGGCTAATTTTGCTAGATCATTCCTTGGAGCACACATAAGGTTAATTTCTTTTCCTCTCTACTATGAAAATCTCCTCGCTACCTTGGTAGTAACTGGAAATCCTTTTAAATTTTAACATATTTAGCCATGCCACACTCTGTGTGTGCTTGGACCAGACCTGTACTAGATGTCGTTTGTCTGGGTGTTTTTCCATGCTGTCGCGTATCAATCTCTCTGCCTCCTTTGATATCCTGACGAAGAAATCATTGGCCAGCGGTGTGCCTATGAACCAGTACCAACACTCCTTGGCCAGCACGTGTGTGCCCGCGGCCAGGAAAGGTGTTCCATGGTAAGTGCCCGTGACACCCCCCTCGAGGTCATCGAACTTGCGGATCAGTCTTGGTTTGGTGTAGCCCATCAGCATGATTTCGTATTCATCCACCTTCCTACAGTTGTTGATAACGTATTCGTAGTGTTCAAAGTTTAGATCGTGTCTGACTGGTTGCCTAACCTTCTTCTTGTAGTCTTCCTGTTGATAATTTGATTTCACTAGTGATACTTAAAAGGGTTGACGGCAGTGGTGCGTCATTCGTGAAAGTGACCTGTGGTGTTGTCGTGTATCCGCTTAACCTAATGCGTTTCTGTCCCGTGTAACCTGTGATGCTCTGGTTGAGCAGTGTGCTACCAAAGTTCCTGAAAGGGACGGTGATGCTGTCCACCTTGAATGCTTTTGTGTCGTAAAGTTGTATCTCCGCGAAAACCTTCCTGACTTTCTCTCCTAGACTGGTTGTGCCACCTATGTTCAGTACCAGTGGCAGTGTCTTGCCAGTGGCTGTGTAGTTGAATCCCACCTGTGTGCTACTGCTGGTACGTGACAAAGTGAAATTACCGGCCGCATCAACAGTGACGTCTGGGTGTATCAGTCCGTCCGCTACCACGTTCACCGTCTGTCCTTCCAGTCCCTGTGCCCCCGTGAAACTTGATCCTGTGGCAGTCGTGCTGTGGAAACTGTCTAGGTATATCTCTTCCGTGGTCAGTTTTTCTAGGAAAACTCCAGTGTTCAGTGTTGATCCGTCGTTGTCGTATCTCTGTGTGAGTGCGTACAGGTTGTCATCCACTACGCACAGGTCCTTGAAATTACCATTTGTGTTCCATTTCATCCATCCCACGACCGAGAATTCTGTGTTGACACCCAGCACACACAGGTCCCCGTCACCGTTGACGACGAAAACGTAGTTGGTGTTGGTGTTGTTGTAGTTGGTCAGGTAGGCCAGTTTGGTGGCATCCTGTATGATGTCATGGTGTACCAGTGAGTAGTTCTTGGCCGAGTACGCGTCAGTGTTGAAGTTGTAAACGAAAGCACGTAACTGCTTGCCACCCTTGGCCACGAACAGCACCTCGTTGTCAACCACCACGGGTGTCATGATGTTGCCATCCACACCGTACCTGGTCTGTTGTCTCACAAGCACGTTGGAAGGTGTAACAGGCTCTCCTGACATGTCAAACTCTCCATCCGATGTGTAAACGAACAGTGATTGTTGTGACACCAAGTGCCTGATTATGTTGAGTTGGTCTGACGCTATGGTGAACTGGATGCCCGCGTCATCCGTGATCTCTCCAGTGACGTTGCCTGATCCATCCACGACCCTGGTGTAGTTGTCGAAGTTGAAAAAGTCCGCTGACTGTGATCCAAATATGGTCTGTGGTTTGTCCCTGCTACCACCAAATATCAATCTGTTCTGGTGGAACGTGACCGACCTAGGCCAGCCCCCACCCAATGATGTTGAAAGGTTTGAGAAAGCATCTATCTCCCATTCGTGTCCCTGCGCGGTCTCCGTGTCCACTAGATCGTAGATCACTTCGCACACTGCCACTGTGTCTGACGAAATGCTTTTTATTTCGGCCATGCCCCCGTTGACCAACAGTCTCATTCCCACGTGTCCGTTTGGATAAGAGGAATTGACCCAACGATATGTGCCTCCGGCCAGCGTGAAGTTTGTGTTGTTGCCTGATGTGGACGCTGGTGTCAGCGTGGCATCGAAGTTGAAGTTGGCCTGTGGCACGTGATCAAAATCTATGTAGGTACAGGTCCAGTCCGTGTTGGTGGCACCCCTGATCAGTTCCATGGGCCTGATGTCTGAGTGTACCAGGATCATGTAGTCAAAGGCCTGTGCGTATCTGATCTGTGAGATGTTGCTGGTGGTGATCGGGAAAACGTTGCCGTCCACCCCGTTGGTCAGCACCTTGATCCTGCTGTCGTTGTAGTAGATGTGTATCTTGGCAGTGGTGCCCAGTCCAGAATCCGCTGGTTCAAATATCAGCACGTACTCCTGTCCGTCAGAGAACTTGAAAGGTATCAGTCTTGACTGTGCGTGGAAGCCCGTGGTGGTCAGTGGTGTGCTACCATCTGGTGTGTTGGTGTTGTCTGGATCCGCTGAAATGAACTGGAAACCCTTGCGTTTCTGTAATCCACCCTGCGGCAGTATCAGCCAGTTCTCGCAGGTCTCTAGCCCTGCCCCGTAGATTGGTGTGTCACCCCTACCGAATAGGTATGGTCCTACCTGTCCCTGTGTGAAGTTTGTCTGCGTTACACGTCTTATCGTCATCCATTAAGTCCTGCTGTGTCTCAATCTTCCTGTGGTGACACTAGCATTACCTAGATGTGCTTCAACGTATCTACCCACTGGTATGATGTTGGTTGGTGGGTTCTCCTGACCGTCCGCTATCCTGGCCGCTCGCAGTTTTGATTCGTAGTCATTGGCCAGCCTAGTGGTCAGTGATCCTATGCCCGTGATGGCCTCGTTGATCTCCAGTGCCAGTTTGGCAACCAGTGCCTCTATGAAGAACGGGGGCATGTTGTCCTCGTCCATGTTCTGTACGTATTCTATGAAAAGGGTCTGTTGGTTGGAGAACACTTTCTGTCCCTCCACGCTGTAGTCTTCCTGGTACAGTCCCTCCGTGTCAAAGAAACCCTTGATCCTGATGATGTTGCCTGGTAGGCTGTGTGCGTATAGGAATTTCTTGTCAGTTGGTGTTTCATTCAATCTGTTCAGTGCCTGTTTCTCCATGCCGAAGTTCCAGAACGTGTAGTACAACAGTCCTTTCTTGACTGTTTGGTACATGATTGAACAGACGTTGGCCTCGTTGGTGCCATCCGTGAAACTTGATATGGTGCCAGCACCACATTTGGTCAGTGATTGATTTGATATTGATACTTGCGTTTCAGCCATTTGTGTTGGATCCTTTAATGTTATTTAGTGGATATAAAAGAAGACAGGCCCCGAAGGGCCTGTCGTGTGTGTGCCTGTGAGGGGTAACAGATATTACTCTGTAACCTCCACTTTTACAACACCATCTGCGTCGATCACAGTTGAACCACCTGACATAGTACCTAAAATTAGGTGCGATGCTTTAGCGGGAACGTAATCGATCCTAGTGTTGATGTCAGCCGCAAGTGCTAAACCTACACTGTCTCTGTGTATCGCGTAACAATCTCTTTGAACTGAATTTTTAGTTAAAAGAGTTGACATGATCACGTTGAAACCGAACACATTTGGAATGTATCCAGATGCTAGAGCCGTGTTTGACACAAGGCCGTCAGCCGCTGTCACAAGGTTGCTGTCCGTTAATAGGTCAGTTAACGCTTGTGGAGAGATGATCACTGCTCTACCTTCAGTTGGTACGTCAAGAGCGTTCATCGCTTCGTGGATCTCTAAAAATTTCTCTTTAGTCAATCCTGAACCTGCTGACACAGTTGTAGTTGGACTACCTGCGTCAAGAGCGTCGATGATCTCTTGGTCAACTGCTCTGCCTAGGGCAGAAGCGATTGCTGATGCGAAAGTAGATCTTAAATCAATATTAGTCTTGAATTGATCCATGTCATCCACGTACTCACCAGAGTGGAAGTTGTTAAGTGTAGTAGTCACGATTGAGTTCTGTGCTGTTCCACCCACGTATGTTCCACTGTTAGATTTTGAAGTATCAGACATTGCTGTGATATCTTCGTATCTGTTTTTGTTTTTGATTGATCCACCTTTAGATAGTTTGTGGAACTTGTAAGTTGAACCTACAACGTTTCTCACAACCCTAACGGCACCAACCAAGTTAGATGATGATTGTTGGTATGCTTGTTTTACATCATCTGAAAACATAGTAACGAATGAATTCGATACTGATGTTCCTGCGTTTGATAAAGCCATTTGCTTTCTCCTGTTAGTTGTTATTGTTTTTGTTCAACGCTACGAATTGTGTTTTTGTGTTCCGGGTCTCGCGATTGTCCGTACTAGCAAGGAACGTTCTTTGCTTGTAGAATCATATCTCTACCAAATAACCAGAGATTATCTGATGTCAGTGGGCCTCGCGGTTGTCCACGCTGATATTTATTCGTATCTTGGGATAGTATTCTAGTATTTTTTTGAAGTTGGCCAGGTATCTGTCCACGGTGGGGTGCGTGATCACACGTTCCTCACGATACATGCTGACCGGACCACCGTCGAACGCTATGAGATCCATGTGCGTGAATCCTTTCTGTGCGGCCAACACGATGGCCTGCTCCCCCGTGAACCATGAGTTCATCCTGTAGTAGGGGAATCTGATCTCCCGCATGTCGTGGCACTTGGTGTAGGTGTCCTCGTGATAACGTCTGTAACTCTCCTGTGCGACCCAGACCGGCTCCGTCATCCTGTCCTCACGCATCTGGTGTAGCACTTCTCGATCCTGTGCCAACAGGTAATCGGGCTGGAAGTCGTGGTATATCTGGTTACAACCAAAGGTTGGGTACGCGATCTGGTCCAGTGGTAGCAGTTTGCGACTGGGTCCGTTGCCAATTATGACGCAACGCACTAGTATCCTCGGTGTGTTTTCGTGGTCTTGAAGGTGGCTTTCCGGACGGCACCTCGGTGTGGTCGGTATGTGCCTTTCATCAGGCTGTATGATGAGCCTTTCTTCATCCAGTGGAAGCCCCTAGGTGCTGAAACTTTTTTTGATCTTGTCATATTGCTCCTTTATGGTATTTAAGAATCGCTCCCCGGGTATGTCCATGGGGTTCATCCAGTCGTTGACTAGTCTTGGTTGCTGTCTGGGACGGCTGTGAATGGGATAGAGTGCCATGGAGCGGTCAGTCCGTGGCTGTTCTTGTACAGTTCCCCGGTGCTGGTGCTCTGTGCGGCCATGAATTCCCTGGTGCCGTTGCCAAACCTCTTGCGAGTGACCACCCTGGTGGGCCTCCACTCGTGTCCCCGAGCGTAGTATCGCTGGTGATTCTGGGGTTGACCCTTGCGGGTCTTGATGCCTGCCATGGTCTGCCTCCGTTATTTCCATGCCCTGCGACTAGTACTTCCGCTTCTTGCCTTTTGATTTGGTTTTCTTCTTCTTTGACATGGCCTTGGTTGCCCTCATGGCACCCCTAGCCATCCTTGATCTCACTGCTTTCATGGTGGTTCCTCCCGCGTTAGCGTTTTTTTTTTGCGTTAGATTTTTATCCTGGGCAGTTTGCGTCCCACCTGTTTCAATTTGCGTAAACCAGATTTCTTCCTCCCGGTGCCGCGTTTGCGTCTCCTGCCAGAATAACTGGTGGTGAAAGTGTTGGGTATGGTGCTACCTGCCGAGTTCATAGTGCTATTTACTCCTGGGTCCGCGGAATATCTCACCACGTGCCTGTAACCTGACGTTGTGCTGGCTCCATGGTTTCAGCGGGTCCTTCCTAGCGATGTTGAGGCTGTCCCACCTGCGACCACGCTGGTGCCACCGGCCGGACCATATGCGTTGGAACTCCGCAAAGGTCAGCGACCACGCTTCCCCACGGTAGCGTGCCTGGCAACGCTTGGTGGTGAATGCCCGCAACTGCTCGCGTGCCTCCTGGCTGGGACCGTGCTTCCAGCGTTCAGGCCTTGGCCCAGTCTTGCGGAAACGCTGATCTGGCTGTCCGTCCTTGCGTAGGGGTAATTGCTCCATGTTGCCGATATTTATGGTCAGGAACGGACCCCACTTACTTAAAACGGTGGCCGAGAAAAATCGAACTTACTACACAGGTCAGATTACCAAATTTTTTGGGGTGTCCAACTAGTCACAACGTAGGTCAGAGCCAGACCATGGGTACCCCCATCTTACCACCGTGCCGCACCGTGAGTGAGCGTGATCGCAACGCAGTCGCACGGTCAGACCACCGTGATCACCCTAGGCACCATATCAGGATGGTAGGGGGGTTGGCACGGTGAACGCACGGTTGACCCAGATTGGAACCAGATTGGAACCAGATTGGCCCCCAGGTTGGAACCAGGTTATGGACGGAAATGGTAAAATTCGCACGCTTAACGGTAGGCAGGCTCAATCATTCAGGCAGGCTACAGCCATCGTAAAATAAACATCATATGAGCGGAAATTACCACACCAGGTGATGGTATATGGATACTAGACCATCACACCAGCGTGATCACTTTGTAGTAGTAGCACGATTATAGCACGGAAACCCAGCCAAGTCAAGCGGTAATCTAAATTGAATCTAGGGGTTGACTAGACCGCATTTGAGTGCTATTATTTACAAATAGTATAAATACAAACAAATTCAATATTGGCACTATGAATCACATTGACGAGACTAGCACATACACACAATTGAGCCGTAGGCTGTTGAAGCATCAGGGTCGCAATTACCAACGACTAGCACAACGCAATCTTACAGCACTAGAGCGATCACCATATGGCTTCAGTGAGCGTTTGAAGTTTGCTTTGCTAGATCAATTGAAGCAACGATCTAGATTGATCACACTCACATTCTTACCAGAACCAGTTTACCAGCAACACAGGAGGGCCGCGGGGCAACGCAACATAGAGCGTCAACAAACACAATCAATCATAGATCAGATCAACGCAACAGGCACGGACATCGAGACTATGAAGCGATTGATTGATCAATTGAAGCGTGATGATTTACCAGCATACAAACGATTTATGAAGCGATATGACGAGGGGGCATACAACGATGAATTCAGGAATTAGGACGACCAAACCAAACCAAACCAAACCAAAAGAGGTAAAACCATATGATACGCACAAACACGGACGCACTACATAGTCTACTACGCACGGGTCATCTAGCCCGTTATTCACAGGTCACACAGGTCAGGGATCACCTAGCACGGGTGACCAAACACATCACGGACACGGAGCCCAACACCGCACCGCTAGAGATTAAATTCACTTACAGGCCAACGGGCTACTATGGGTCTACCGCTAGGAGCCGTAGCATCATCTATTCAGCGGGCCGGGACGACGCTAGGTTGACGGTAAATCTGTACACGCACCAGCGGCACCTAGATAAATGGGGTCAGACGGGGGACGCGGAATTGACCGCATTCATCAGGAGCATATTCACCAGTATGGTATGGACGATCAGTTACCATCAGGCAGAGCGACGCAGACGAGCGGGGGAGCAGATCAATTCCAAGCGATACGCGGAGTTACGCAGGGAGCAACAGGACACCATAGTAGATCAATGGCTGTGCCCCTTATACAACTTCATAAGAGGACACGCAAACACAGGAGGCAACTATGACGACGCAACAACAAACGATTGAACACAAGCACCAGGACGGTAGATGGGTACGGGAACACATTGACCGTGATGGGGGCATCACTTACACCAGCAACTTTGATCACGAGGCTATGCTACGGGATGATCGTCTATGGCAGATACACGGCTGTGATGACATCAAGCATTACGGTAATCTAGATGGCTACTACACTAAATTCACAGAACTACACAGGTCAGAGGTCATCTATCTTTACCAGCAATGGAGGGACTATGTACAGGAAGGACACACTATGGCCAGTTTTGAACAATGGTTGGAATGGGAGATCAACGATGGTGATGACCTTTATGAACAGCGGGATCTAGCACAAGACACGCTGTATGACGAAATCACGGAGTGTTTAGAACGGGAAGGTTTCAATTGACACACCAGTTTGAATGTGCTACAATCAACAACAGGAGGCAACTATGATAACAACGACTATGACGCGTGATCAATTCAACGCACTAACACAACAGGAACTGATAGCCAAGGGCACTCACTATGAACGCATAGACCTTACGGACGAGGTTGGGTGTCTATGGGCCAGCATCACACCTAAATTACAGGGCAGGGAGATGTATTGGACGGTCAGATGGGCCAACGAGCGACCCGAGGTGCTGTCTATAGAAGAGGCCATCACTAGGGGTGAGATCGTATGACGGAACCGCTCACGGCAGAACAGAAAACACTAGAGATACTACGGGGCAATTACCCTTACACATTCAAGACCTTACCGCTAGAGGTCTACACGGAGATCTGTGAGGGATCAGAGAGCACCGCGGAACTGCTACGCGATATGCTCCAACAGAGCGAGGGCCGTCGTGATTTCTGTCAAGCGTGGGTTGAATATATGAGCGGGTTTGATGGTGATTGTAGTGAGGTTGAGCGGCAACACAACAACTATGAATGGGCTATGGAACTATGGCAGGAAGTGACGGACACCGTGTATTATCTAAATAACCCGCAGGGTTGATCTCTACCAAAAACACCAAAAATACCAAAATTTTTTCCAACAAAGGTCAGACATAGGTCAGATGATTACATAGGTCAGACCTAATTTTTTACATAGGTCAGATGATTACATAGGTCAGATGAACCATACGACCAACACGTATCTCTCACCGTCAGTGACCGGTCGTACCTCATGTGGGAAACAGAAGTTGCTGGGAAACACGATGGCATCTCCAGTGCCTTGGGCAGGACTCGTGTATTGGCCCTGCCAGAAAGACAACTCTCCACCCTCGTAGTCAGTATTTAAAAGTATGCTGGTGCTCAATATACGCGGTGCTCCACCGTATGAGTCCACGTGCTCCTCGAACTTGTGTCCATTGCCGTACCTTATCAGGCTCACACCCGTGTGTTCGGTGGCCTTGTGTAGGTATGGATAGTGCTCCAGGATGTGTAGCAGTCCCAACTCTATGCGATCCCAACATGGTCCCCTGTCTGGTCCCAGCATGGTGAATTCACACTGCCTGGATTTGGTCACACGCTCCGTTGTGTTGTCAACCGCACTCTTGGCCACTTCCCAACCCTCCCAGGCCGTGTCGGCCTCGGGTTCACTCTTGCTCCATTCTATGATCTGTTGGCAGGTGTCAAAGTTCAGCAGGTTCTGGAACGTTATGATGTAGTCTCGCAGGTCCGTGCTGTCTGCGATACGCACTACTGATTGCCTTCCAGCCTAGTCAGTTGTTCATACAGGGCATACAGCCTCTGTCTGTGTGCTTCTCCCACGGGATCTCCCGGTGGCAGTTTCATCTTGTCGTCCATACGCATGTTCCTTATGTCCTCACGCACGGTGCCCACGTCCCTAGCGGGAGCGGTCTGTGTGTTGGTCAATGGGTTTGGCATCCTCTTGTTCTCCATCAACGATTCCAGGAACTGTATTCCTTCCGCTGTGTCAACCAGTGGTTGGTACAGCACCCTGTCTGGCAGTGTGCTTGAGAACTTCTTGATGTTCTCTAACCTGTTCACGTACTCGTCACCCCATTGTTGTTTGAGTGCCTGTTCCTCGGCCTTTAGATCCACCTGTTGTGGCTGTTGCTGTGCCATCTTGCCCAGTTGGTCTGAATACAGTGCCAGTGCTGTTTTGACTTGGTCCTGTGTGAAGTTGGCTTTCTTGAACACTTCGGTGACTTCCTTTGATAGGTCCTCTGGTATCTCATCCAGTCCGAACTCCTGGGTCACTGACCAGTCGTACTGCTCTGGTACCTTGTTGGTCAATTTCTTTTCCAATTCCGTGTATGATTTGGCCAGGTCCTCTGGTGATTTGAATTTTTCTGGTAACCAGTTGGGTCTGTCCTCTTGTGTTTCCGCTGGTTGCTCACCGGCCTTGGGCACGGTGTCCACTGGTTCCTGTATTTCCTTGTCTATAAGATGTCCTGTGGCTGGTGCCTGTGTGGTCTGTGTTACTTGTTCTTCGCTCATACTAGATGCTCCTTGTCATTGTCATTAGCCACGTTACGCTCTTTACACATGTTCCTTATCCTCCTGACCAGTTGTTGCTGTGCCACCACGTACACCGCTGAATACGGGTTGGGTGAGTCTGAAGTTATACGGGTCTGGTTGATTATGCGTTCTAGATCGTCTAACACCTGCTTGCCTGCTGGTGATTCAAACACCTGTCTATAGAACTGCTGTAGTTGTGCCGAAGTGGGCTTCATGTACTATTTGTTTCTTTTGTTGTTAAGTTTAGTTGTGTAGATATTTATATCTAAACTTGCGGTGGTGTGGGATTTTGTTGTAACTGCTGTGCCAGGGCTTGGAGTGCCTGTGCCTGTTGTTGCTGTGACTGTTGCTGTAACTCTTCCGCTACCTCGTCCTCGCTTTTGATCACCTCTGGACTCATGTCACCATCACGCAGGATCTTACGTGCCAGTGCCTGTAGGTCTACGTTCACTAGAGCGTTTGGTCCCAGTTGGTTCAGCGTCTGTACCAGTTGTAGGTCCCTTGATATCTCCGTCAGTGCTATGCCTTTCTTGACCGCACTGTTGACTATGATCTCGCTGATTGGGCCATACTGCGTGAAGTCCTGTACCTCTCCCCTCATCTGTAATCTCTTGATCAGGTTACTGATGATTGGACGCAGGAACTCTTTCTCCAGACGCAGTCCATATGGACCCAGTCGTCTGTAGAACTCTGCCTGTCTGATCTGTACTTCCGTGGCCGTTTGGTATTTTGATTCGTCTGGTGGTAGTATGGAATCATTGAACAACATCCTCCTGATCTGTTGCCTGTGATCTTGTATGGTTGCTTCAGTGACGTTTAGTTGTCCCGGGAATGGTACCGCTTGTAAAGGGGAATCCACTGTGATAACATCCCCAGGACGCAACTTCATGTTACTGAAGTTGACTGCTGTGTCGGAATTGACCTGCCAACTACCCAGTGCTAGGTAACTCGCGGCCTCCATGAATAACATCTGTGCCTCGTTGACCACACGTATGTGCGGCAGTGCCATACGCACTGGGCTCTCACCGTACACTGATCCAACGGTTTTTCCAAACCTGAAGGGTGTGAACATTTGTACGGGCATTTTCTTGGTCATCAATATTTCTTGTCCCTTGCTGACCTGTATGGTGTATGTGAATTCCTTGTCCATGGGCAATCTCAAACAACTCTCTAGTACCTTGTGCGTCTTGTATGGTTCCTTGACGCAGGCATCCACTAGTTGGTCTCCCATCTTGTCCCTGTAGTTTTCTATCAGGAAGTGTCCTGGTAATTCGTGCTCTCTGAATACTGTCTCTATGGTGCCATTGTGGTTGTCCAGGAAGTACAATTGGTAACTTGGTATGGCTATGAAATCAATCTGGTTGGTCTCCTCGTACATGCCCAAACATCCAACACCGGAAATCACGGCATCGGTCAGTGCTTCACTGGCCGCGACGTAGAAATTGCTGTCCCTTATGGTCTTGAACACGGTCCTGTTGGCCACGTCTAATGCTTTCTTTACATCTGTAGCCACCCTTTCCTTAAGGTCTTCTCGCACGGACAAAGTGGCCCACTGACTGTTTTGCGGAATCAGTAGATTCAGTATCGTGGATACTAGATTCTGGACACCGTCTGGTGCCGTTGAATCGAAAATCCTTGTCCTGTCAGTGGTGTTAGCGTCCTGTCTGAAAAGATCCCTGTTGGGTCTCGTGTATAGGTACGCTTCCGAAATCTCACTTTCGTGTTTGTCGCGTTCTTGCTTGGCTAGTTTGAATGCCTTTGCGATGTAATCTTTGATCATTATTGATTTGATAGGCTACCGAATCCAACTCCAGTGGGTGCGATCGTGGAAGTTGCTACACCATCATCTGATATCCCAAACAGTCCCGTTCTCCTCTGTGAAATTAGACTTGATCTTCCTCTTCTTCCTCTCCTGGATCTCTGTTGTTCGAGTCTGGCTTTCTTCCTTTCGTCCTCTAACTCCGAGGCCGCTCTAGAATCAGCATCTGCCTGTAGTTGTCTTTGTACTTCAAGTTGTTGCTTTGCCTGTTCCTCTGGACTAGGCATGCTTGGTGCTTTAGGTAAACACATTAGTAGCCTCCTCCTAACAGTCTCAACACGTTCCTTGCCGCTGTGGCAACTGTCGTGGTTGGTTGTAATAGACTCTGTCTTGTTCCTAGGTCATCGGCTTCACCTGAAACTCCAAGTGCTGTCCTCCTAGTGATCAACACACCCCTTCCGGCCTGTGAAGCGGCCTTCCTTTTTCCAACTCCCCTCGCTGGTGCGGGTGGTGGTGTTGGACTTGGTGGTGGTGGTGGAGGTGGTGGTGGTGGGGGTGGTGGGGGTGGTGGGGGTGATGAACACATCATCATGGCCACTGGACCCTTGTACTCCGAACTCACTTCCTCTATGATATTGAAATCTTTGTCCCAAACGATCTTTGAATATATTTTCATTTGTCTCCTTTTCGCGTGTGCGTGTGTTTTTATATATCAACCTTTTCGCGTGCGTCACGCGTATGTGTTATTATATATAAATAACTTTATCAACCATTGTATTTACCGGTTCAATTGATTTTGTAACTGGTTCCAGAGCGTGTCAGAGGGTTATAAACCTTGGCCACCTTGCTCACATCTACGGCCAATTCAGGCAAGTGGCTTATCGCTTCACTGACCGAGTCAATACAGTCATCCTGTTTGCTACGCGGAAACGCTTGTAATTCATCCATGAAAGGTGTCTTGTCTCGCACACGCTCGTGTACGAACATACGACCGATCTTGATTATGGGCTCCAGCGTCTGTGCTATGAACACCATCTTGTTCTTGGTCCTGAATGTAGGCACCACCTGTACCATCGTTTTCATCTCCCTGGCAACACGTCTCAACTCGTTGGCCAACGCACTGGAGAAGTTTTCTTCCACGTACACGTGTGATATCTTGTGATAGGCACAGGCATGGATTATCTCTCGGCACTGGTTGGTGAAACTCTTTGTCTCCACGTCAACGGCACTCAACACGACCACGTCATGTATGAAGGTGTTACCCTCGCTGTCCCTCGCACAGATTGACAGAACAGAGTTGTCACGTCCCTTGAGCCCAGAGGCACTGTCCCAGGCCCCGCATATCCGCTCTATGTTGTGTTTTCCTAGTTTACAACTGGTCACATATCCCCCGAAAGGTTGCGATATACTGCTCCATTGTAGTTCGTCGCTGTAGTATTTGATGTTCTCTAACTGTACCAAGGGTTGGAATGTGGTCTGTGGTATCAGCATGTACTGTGAGTTGAAGTCCCCCTCCGTGGTCTCCAACCTCTGTTGGTCCAACCACTTGTAGGTGAACATGCCTTCCGGGTGATCAGGCCATGCCAGGTACTCCTCCTGTTCCACAGTGCTGTCTGGTAATCTCTTTTCCCGTGTACGCAGTATTGGAATCTTTTTCATCTTGTAGCCCACGTCCTCTAGGTGATTGTATATGGTCTCCTCGTGGTGCGGTGTGCCGAACATCAGGATCTGGTTTGATAACTTACCAAACTCTGCCACCCTCTCCTTGTTACGCTCACGCTGGTCCATCGTTATGACGTTGTCAGATGTCTCGATGTCGTCAGCGATAACCATGGTGGCATGGAAGCCCGTGAATGACGCACCCAGTGAACTCACCGTCACTGATGGGTTCAACTGTAGTATGGGCCTGTCAACAGTGAATGTCTCTGACTTCCAGGTGAACAGGTCTGACTTCATGTGCTGTAGCAGGGGATGGTTCTCGATCATGTTCCTGATGTACAGGGAGTTACGCAGGGCCAGGTTACGCTTGGCCGATATCAGCAGGCAGGTCCAGTTGGGGTCATTGAGCAGTTTCCAACACACGTAGGCACCCATCAGGTAACTCTTGCCCACGTGCCTGAATGCCTGTAGTATCCTACGCGGCTCGTGGTCGGTCTCCTCCAACCAGTCCGCTATCTCTTGGTGTACTTCGGGTGTGGTCTGATTACTGACTATGTTTAACGTGTCCAGGAACACCTTGAATGATAACTTCTGCTCCATTAGTCATTCTTTTTCTGTAGCCTCTGTTGGGCCATGTCTATGAGTTTAGCGGCCTGTTGCTTCTCTTCCTGTTTGTTTTCACCAGTGGGGTGTACGGCACCGCTAGCGGCCTGTGCCAGATACTTCAGCATCTGTAGTTTGGCACGCTTGGCATTGTCGATGAACGTGGTCTTCTTGATGTAGTCCTTGTCATCGCGGTCTGGATATTGGGTGTCGAACAGTTGATGTGCCTCGTCCAACTCCTTGCCCCAGTAGCCGTCAGCGAACTGTTTGAGTATCTCGAGCCACTGCTCCTCTACCCTATTTTTTGCCATCTTCCTTGGCCTCTGGTTTTGGTAACATTGATGTGATCTTGTTGAATAATTCTCCAACCGTGGTCATGTCAGCGGCACGGAATATGCCCTTCTGTGTGGCCACGTCTATGATGTTGGCTATGATTGCGAGTTCTTGGTCTGTAAGTGTCTGTTTCATTTGATGATTTCCTTTGTTTTTCTGTTAGTTTTATGCGGACGCTGATACGAGCACGTTTGTATGTCAGCGTCACGCAGGGTATTTATAATGTTTGATTGGGGGTGTGTTTTAACTGTGCGTGGTATTGTAGCATGGCAACTAGATAGAAACACACGCACAGCCTTTAGAGTAACACAGTGAAAGGAGTATATACGTAATCACCGTGTTACTATTAATTATATCTTTTTAGAGATATAATCAAAAAAGTGGTCCAGGAACTTCTTGGCACGGCTCTCCGCTGTCCTAGATCTTATCAGGTTCAGAATGTCCTCTGCCCTCTGTCTGCTCCCAGCACTTACCTCGGGTGTCTCGTCCTGGTGTAGTTCGTTCAGCAGTTGCCTCAACCTGGTCTGCTCTTGTTTTATTGTTTTTGGCTTCTGCCTCTTGTTGTTTCCTTTTGCGTCTTTCATAGATCTCCTGTTGTTGTTGTGTTTCGATTATTGCCCTCACGAACATGTTTTGGTCCTGTTTGTGTTTTTCATTTTCCGTCATTGTTCTTGTCCTCTTTCTTGAACAGTTTGTCAAACTGGTCATTGGTCTTGGGTGCCGCGGGCACCATCTGTATCTGGAAGGTGCGGGCTGGTTTTATGTTGCTACCGGTGGCACTCAACAGACGTGTCCTGATTGCCACTATCCTAGCGATGGTGGTGTTGTAGTTGTTGACCTGGGGCACGCTGAAACGGGCCGCTGTGTTTGATCCCATGGGTGTGTAGAACTGGCTCATCAGTTGTGACGTGAGGCAGAACACGCTGGGGTTCCACAGGTACTGTCCTTGGGCATACTTGACCTCTGATCCCAGCAGGTCCACGTATTTCTTCCAGTGACGTGTCTTGGTAAATTCATTCTGCCTCTCCAGCATCCTGCCCAACACGTTCAGCATCGTGGTGCCTAGTGTGCGGTAGTCCTCCTCGGTTTGGTCGTAGTATTGTGTCGTGCCTATGGGCATTATTTTGGTGTAGTGTATTTGTATCATGTTGTTAGTTGCCTTTCTTATAGAAATATTTATCACCTGATTGATCACTCATAAATATTTCTGGACAAAAAAACTGGAACAGGCAACTAACAACAACTCATAAAAGGGATTAAAGAACGATCCTCCCGCATGACGGGGAACACACACGGGTGTACATAACCAAGTGATAATGTGTGAACCATCTAGGACTCAACCGGTCCAAGGGAATAAACACTCAAGTGATAAACTATGCGGTTGATTTTTTGAGAGATCAAAAAATTTTTACGTTCTGATGTCTTGACTGGAGTAAAGTGAAAGGAATGAAAATGAAAGGAGAAATACAAGGACTGAACGAAGTGAAGGACTTGGAGATGAGCAAGGCTCATCTACTCACTGCTGACGCAGTTCGTAAAGACTACGTCTTCCTCTTGACATCAAATGTGCGATCATGTATAATCAACGATGAAGGAGTAATATGAGGAACAAATTCAACAAATATAGAAGAAACAAAGCCAAGAGGTCTGACGTGCCCAAGCACACCTGTAAGGACACCTGCCAGATGGTGCTGTTGGAGAGGCCCTACAATCAACTCAACAAGTGGGACCTACGATGTCGAGTCAGCAACAGGCACTACAAGTGGTTGAGCAAACAAGAGGCCAGCCACATATGGGACATGGTGCCCCACAGGACCATGATGTCCAGAAAAAAAGTGGCACCATAGCCGCAGACTAAATAGTTTTGCTGTCAACGACGGCAATCACGTGTGTGTGATCCATTTCGAACTTTATGCCAATATTGTCCAACAAGGTCACACACCGTTGAAAAATTTCCTAACAATCATATTGAGATACGGCTACCACAGGTGCCGCAACAGACACATCGACAAACAGATGGGCAAGGGCAACTCGCACAGATGTACCGCACAGCACCACACGTGTGGATTCGTGCTCCATCCCAAGCCCAGGTACGAGACGATTAAATTATGGAAGCGTTTCTAGGACATCATCTTCCAACTGATGCCCAGTAGGAAAAATAGTATTGTGTATAGCAACCATTCGTTGCGTCGGATACGTCCGTCCAGGTGTGACAGGTGATTGTCCATCAACAGGTTGATCTTGTCCTCCAATCTCTGTAGTCTCTGCTGTATGGTCAATCTCTTCATTACACTGTGTCCGTCTTTATGATCCTGTAGTAGTTGCCGCACGTGATCATGGCAACCCCATCCCCAAACCTCACACCAGATATGTTGCCCGCTGGCACCGTGCCTAGGTTGATGGCATCATTGGTCCTGGTTATGGTCGGTGGTGTTGATGTCGATGACGAAACACTGAACGTGCTGATGTATGCCGTTGTTGATTTCCTCCAGACCACAGCGAACTGATTACCGTGTAATTTGAACAGGCAGGCCGCGTCTGGGTCGAATGCGGTCGAAGTTGAGTCCGTGCCGTTGGTGACCGACACCGCTATGCTGTTGGACGCGTGTGACTCTGGGGTGGTCTGGTCGTCCGCGTTGATGTAGTTGAGTGCGTAGTTCTCGTAGATGTCGTACAACCTCTCACCCGTGAGCGATGTGGCCGTAAGGTACAGGTTACCACCCTTGGTTCCAGTGGTGTCGGGATACATGCCCACCCAGATGTTAGAACCAATCTGTATGGCCTGGATGAAGTCCTCACCCAGTTCCGTGGCAGACCTGCCCGTGTCGCTGATGTAGGCCACCCTGTCGTTGTTGGCTATCCTTGGCTCTGAATAGGTTGTTGGGTAGGTGCCATCAAAAGGGCTGTCCAGCGATCCCTCCGTGCTGGATCTGTCCGTATTGACACTACCCACGTTGATGTTGTTGTTGGTGGTGTTGTAATGGATCTGTGATTCGTTCCTGACACCCTGTTGTTGTGCCACCTGTGCGTTGTACACCGTCCAGCCCACACGCAGTTGGTCCCCGCTGGAACCGAACCTTATGCCCCTCCAGTCCACGTTGGTTATGTTGATGGGAGCATTGATTTCGGCCTTGCTCATGTAATCATAGTAACTGCCAAACTCGGCCACCAGTGCGGCCAGGTAGGTGTTGGAGTTCATGGCATTGAATGGCCTAACGATCTGCCTCATGTCACCCTCGTAGTTGAGACCATCGTAGTTGGCAAACGTCCGGTCTGAACTGGCACTGTTACTGCCGTCTATGGTGCCCAGCGTGGATGCGTGGAATGAGGTAACCGGCAGGTACGCGTTCTGTGCCCTATTCGTGTAAGCACTATTACCCGGAGGACTTATGGTCCACCATGCCCCTCCCGATCCCGACTGTAGTTCCGTGATGTGGTCTATGCTGTTGACCGCTGACGTCCTGGTCAGCATGTCGTTCCTGATGGTGTTGATGTTGGAGTCCGATGGTGGGTTGGCCAGGTCCCTGCTCCAGTCAAAGGTGGCATAGCCCCTAAAAGTGGGCACGTTGGTGTTGG